GGGGGGGGTGGTCGCCCTCACTTGACAAAACTGTCACTCCGCTGTGTAAATGGTATATTTCTGGGTGCAAATTTGCCAAGCGTTTTTCTGCAGGGGTTTTTGTGCTATAATTTTTGCTATGAAGGGGCTAAAAATAACGTTTAATAAACAGATTACTGTAAAATTTGACGACTTTAACAATCCTATCACTGAAGTCGTTAAAATTGCAGTTGATGATTGCCTAATTGCGCCGGTTACTGAGCCGGTTAGCGCACGTGAACAACAAGCCATTAGCCAGGCACGCGATCAAGTGCGTGTGCATTTGCCAAAAACATTTACTGGCGATGTTAGCGCTAGCACGTTTGTGTATGATGGCAAGACTTTTACGCTTGATAGTGATAGCGTTGTGTTTATGCCAGAAAACACGCCAACGCGTTGGAATAGATATTTGCGCGCTGAGTGTTTAACCGGTGGTGATTTAGGAGCGCGGCCGTGAACGTTGAAAAGCGCGTTATAAAGTGGCTTGAAGCTAGCGGAATTGTTAGCGGTTATTTTGTCAGTGGTGATAAAATAAAAGCCAAATCACTACCTGAGAAATTTATTTTAGTTGATAGAACCGGCGGCGCACGTGAGGCAATGGTGCTTGATATGGCTGAAATATTGATTGAGGTTTATCACAAAACTAGCCGGTTTGAAGCTAGCGAAAAAGCCAATGCCATTGCTGATGCGGTTACTGGCTTATTGCAATACGATGAAATCACCCGCGCTAAGGTTAATAGCGTTGTACACCTTGATGATACACTCGGCCAGTATTACCGCTATCAAATTTACCTAGATGTATATAACCGCCGCGGCGAAGCCGCCGGCAAGCCTGCACCACCCCCCCCTCCTCCTCCAATTGAGGACACACTTTAATATTTTGAATTGTGTAATGGTTATGTTATAATTTACGTGTCAGAGGAAAACACAGGCGACGGCCTGGAAAGGAAAAAACGGCGATGGCAAAAATGTTTACCAAAAATGGTGACGAATATGAAGAAATTGATGGCTTTACACAAGATGAAGTCGATCATATAGTCGAGAAGCGTGTTGCGCGTGAGCGGCAGAAGTATACAGATTATGATAGCTTGAAATCACAGGTTGATGATCTGAATACGAAGCTGAAAACGGCTAGCGAAGAAAAAACCGAGCTTGAAAAGAAGCTGGGCGATGTGCAGCTAGAAACCGACCGCATTAAGATTATTCATAAGTTTAACGTACCTGAAAATTTGCAAGAGTTTGTAACCGGCAAAACGGTTGAAGACATGAGTAAACAGGCTGAAAAGCTGGCTGAAAATGTCAAAGGCGGCGGTGTACCAATCACCAAAACGCCAAAGCCTGAAAAGGGCGATAAAACAGACTCCGCACAAATTGCTAGTAAACTATTTGGCAAGAAATCTGAAGACTAATATAAATCAGTAATGTGCTTAGGAGAAAATCATGGCTACATTAAAAACTACAGACCTTGACCTCGCCGCACACCAGGGCGAAACTTGGTCTAAAAATATTACTACCGGTGTTTTGGCTAAATTGGCAGTAGAAGCACCAGACATTAAAGTTGGTAAAACTGATCATTTCGTATTTACTGGCACACCAAAGGCTGAATTGGTTGGCGAAGGCGCAAATAAAAGCTCAGCTGACGACAAACCAACCAAAGCAACTGTAAACACTTACAAGGTGCAGGTTACTTACCGCTTTAGCGATGAGGTGCAGTACGAAGATGAAGACTACCAAACGCAGCTTATTGATGGCTTGGTAAAGAATATCTCTATCGCGCTAAGCCGCGCACTTGACTTGGTTGCTATTCACGGTATCAATCCAAAAACTGGTGAAGCAAGCTCGTCTGTTGTTAGCTATTTTGCTAAAGCCGGCAATAAGGTTGCACGTGTTGTTGCTACTGAAAAGCCTAATGAGGATATTGAAAATGCCGCAGCTAAATTACAAGAAGCTGGCTACACTGCAACAGGTGTTGGTTTTGACCCAGCATTTGCAGGCGAATTGGCTCGCGTAACTAATGCTAACGGCGTTAAGCTTTATCCAGAGCTAGGCCTTGGCTTTAACGTTGATAATTTCCAAGGCTTGATGGCAGCGTCTAGCGATACCGTCAGCGGCCGCCAGGAAATTACTAAGCCTCGTGTTAAGGGTATTATGGGTGATTTCCGCGCGTTTAAGTGGGGTGTCGCTCGATATGTTGGCTTGAAGTTAATCGAAGCTGGTGACCCAGATGGCGCTGGTGATTTGAACCGCACAAATGAGGTTGCAATCCGCGCTGAAAGCATTTTTGGTTACGCTATTTTTGATGAGAAAGCCTTCTCACTAGTTGAAAAAGCGGCTTACTAAAAACGCTTATAAAACTCGCCATAAAAGCCCCCCTAAACAGGGGCTTTTTGGTTTGGTCGTGGTATAATGGTAGTATGAAAAAGCCAATGCTATTTGTTAATGAAATTACAGGCGATATTGTAACTGTTAGAAGCAATCAGGAGGCTTTAAGATTGCCTAAAGAATATCACCGCCTTCAATTTACGAAGAACGAAGACGGCAAAGCAGTGGCACGCTTTAGAATACGCTCGATTGATGGCAAAGGTTACGCGACCGTTGATATTTCAGAAAATGAACTTGGTGAGGTGATTGATGGCAACGCAAGCGCAAAGTGATTTTATCGCTGATTTAGCGGTCCGCAAGACTAAAGAATTCAAAGAAGTCAAAGAAATGCTGATTGCTAGCGGCATTGTTAGCGAAAATGCCGAAATGATAAAGCAGGCGTTAAGCATAGCTGATATCACAAACATTTTGACCGATTTACAAGCCAGCCAATTCATTGATTTATTAACCAAAGCCAAAGAGCCGGTGCGTGGCAGTGCGTACGCTGATAAACGCATAAAACGAACTATAAGCCTACTTGATGATATTAAAAGTACTATTGCTGATTGGGATTTTGAGTCATGAATTACGGCAAATTAACAGATACGATTATTAAGAAGGTTATGCTAGCAATTGCGCTAATAAATAATCCTGAAATCACACCAGAAGTGCGCCAATTTAACCTTGAGATTTTATTTAGAGAGGTCGGCAATGCGGTTTATGCGAAAATTTACGACATGAACGCTTTTGATTTTGGCATTGAACATACAATTGGCGAAGGTATGGACGACCGCTATTATGGGTTGGCTAAAAAAGCTAGCTACAGTGTGTCTACTGGTGACGTGGCTATTGCTGATCAAGTGCGTAATTTTATCAATCAATGCGGCGCGCAGGCACAACAGCACGCTATGACTAACGCACGCCAGAGCGGTCACTATCCGTCAGCTAGCCGCCGAACTGTCGGCGATACGTGCAAATGGTGCCGAAGCCTTGCCGCTGAAAATGTGGAAAACCCGCCTGCTGAATTTTTCCACAGGCACGCCGGTTGTGATTGCGAAATTATTACTAAAGGCTACAAGAGTCGCAACGGATTATTGCAAAATTACGTAAAGCCTAAGGATCGCTAGTGATTGAGCTTATTTTAACCGGGAATATCCCAAGCAAGAAAAACTCGCGCGTTAATACTAGGTCGGGGAGGTCTTTTCCAAGCGCCGATTTTATGAGATGGCAATCAAGCGCTATTTGGCAAATTAAGCAACAGAAGCGTAAGCTATTTGTGAACCCAGTGAGGCTTGAAGTTATTGTTTATTTTGGTACTAAGGTGCAGGCTGATTTAGACAACCGCGTTACCAGCATACTCGATATGCTAAAAGAGGCTATGGTAATTCAAGATGATAAATGGCAATATGTGCCAGAAATTTACGCCAAGGCAGAGTACCGCAAGAATAAGCCCGGCGCGTTATTACGGCTGGTTGAGCTGGAATAATAAAGACGCTTGTGGTATTATGTTGGCATGGGAAAGAATACGAACGATCAAGCTATTGCGCCAGTCATTGACGAAACTGTCAAGGCTGATACTATTGATGTAAACGAGGCGACAGAAGCCGCTAACGAACCAACACCAGAAGTTGTTGAAACACCAGAAATTGCTGAACAAGCCGGTGATTTGGTTGAGGTTAAAGTGCTTAAGCCATTTTTTGACTTGCAGGCTGAAACTGACCGCAAAAATGGCGACAAGTTTTTAGCTACAGAAGCGCGTGCCGCTGAATTGCGCCAAGTTGGCGTTGTAAAGTAGCTTTATAGCTATAATTGTTTATGTTATAATATAATCAATAATAATCACGCTAACGGTTGCGGCAAAACTGGTTTATAAAAAGGGAACTGTTGAAAATATGCAACCAACACAAGCACTTGATCCTAAAACTGACCTCTATAAGGCTATTACTGGTGCGGCTAGCTATTTGTTGCAACAGTTAGACTGTAAATCGCAACGCGCACGCACCAAATACGAATATTACGATGCCGACAATGACATTACTGATTTTGGCATATCAGTACCTAAAAAAATGATGAACTCAAAGCCTGGCATTGGTTGGGCGAGCCGTGCGGTGAACACGCTAAGCGATCGCCTTAATTTCGATGGTTTTGCTGGTGATGAGTCAGGCATAAATGATTTGTTTGAACGTATTGGTGCAAGCCCTGTTATTAACGCAGCCAGGCACGACAGCATTATTGCTGGTTGTGCTTTTATAGCTATAGCTGATGATGGTGGTGGTAAGAAGCTCATACCATTTACCGCATTGGAAGCTACTGGCGTTATTGACGAAAATACAGGGCTTTTGTCAATGGGCTTGGCGGTAACCCGCTGGTCGCTACCAAACCCACGCAAACGCAATTATTTAGCGGTGCCAGTTGACTACATCCTATTTTTGCCGGAATTTACCGCAGTTTTCCAAGATGACACATTGTGCGACATTAAAGAAAATCCAACAAAACGATGTCTATTACATCCAATCACGCGAAAAAGAAGCGCTAACGCGCCGCTTGGGAGGTCGAAACTTACCAAATCCGCCCGCCGAATTATTCAGGAGGTTGCACGCGTAAAAAGGCGCTATGAAATCGCTAGCGAATTTTACAGTACGCCGCAACGATACATAAACGGCTTGGCTCAGGGCGCAGAAAAGGACAATAACCTAGATAGCGCTTTAGGCAAGGTTTGGGCGGTTACTAAAGATGATGACGGCGATAAGCCAGACATTGGGCAATTGGCACAAATGAGTATTGATCAATTTAGCGGCCAGAAGAAGGACTTGGCGCGTGATTTTTGCGCAGAAACAAGCCTAACGCTCCGCAACTTAGGTTATGAAACGGCAAACCCAACAAGTGCCGATAGCTTGACCGCAATGAGTGATGATTTGCTACTAGAAGCTAAAAGCCTACAGCGTGAAATGGGTGAACAGATTAAGCAGATAGCTATAACGTTACGTATGTCAATTGATGGCATTGACACTGTGCCTGATAAACTTAAGAAGATTGTGCCTGCGTGGTCCCCGATTTTTCAGGTTGACCTTGGCGCTGCCGGTGATGCAGTTTATAAGCTATTTCAAGCAATGCCTGAGCTTATTGGAACAGTCCAGTCTTATCAAATGCTTGGCATTTCAGTGCGTGAGGCTGAACAGTTGCAGAAAATACGGCAATCATCTATTAACAGTCAATTTATGCAGGGAGGTGCTAAGTAATGCGCGAACCATTTGCGAACACTTCAGATTTACAGGAATATTGGCGCACGCTAACACCTGACGAGATTAACCGCGCTAAAATTTTATTAACACTTGCAAGCGATCGCTTACGCATGATGGCGCAACGCGCTGGTGTTGACCTTGATGGTAAAATAGCGGCTGAGCCTGATGGTGTTTATGCTAGCACGCTGAAATTTGCCGTAATGGATGCCGTAAAGCGTGCTATGCAAGCGCCGGCAGATTTGCCACCAATAAATTCATACCAGCAAACGGCCGGTCCATATAGCGAAAATATCGCCTATGCGAACCCTACAGGTGATTTGTATTTTAAGAAATCAGAATTGGCGCTACTTGGCATAAGCGGCGGTCAAAGCCTGAATAGCATTAGCACAACGCCAAACAATAATATTTACGGAGGTACTCAATCATGACAAAACGCATATTTAATATGGGCGGTGGTGCGCACAGTGATGCCGCATACACAGCATTTGAAAATGCCGCTTATGGCAGTTGTGTGGCAAACGCTACAAGCCTTGCGGTTAGCGCTGGCAGTGGTATGAGCGTGCGTATTGCGGCAGGTGATGGCATTATTAGCACGCCAAGCTCAGGCAAACGTATTCAAAGTGATGCCGTTGAAACAGTTACGATTACCGCGGCTAATGCTACATATCCACGGATTGACAGCGTAGTTGTGTACATTGATAGTGCCATAGCACCAACCACAGCGGTTATTGATAATGTGAACGGCATATTGAAGTTTGCGGCAGTTGCTGGCACTCCAGCCGCCAACCCAGCCGCCCCGGCTGAGTCGATGATCCAGGCGGCAATTGGCGCTGGTAACAGGTATATGGTACTGGCTGACGTTAAAGTGCCGAACGGCGCAACTAGCATGAACACAGCAACATTTACCGACCGCCGCAAAGTCGCTACTATGATTGATAGTAATAATATTGCCCAAAAAGCGGTTAAAGCTGACAATATAGATTTTACGACTATGCCT